TGATGCTCCCACAGCGTCAAATTTGATAGCAATAGAAGTTGTAATTCCTGAGATAAACTCTTGGAAGACCTCAAACTGTTTGCCATCTATGATGAATGTAGAGAGTCCACCACCACTACTGTGAGTGATCTCAAAGTCTTCTCCTACATCAAAGAGTACACCATAAGTAGGAGTCAATTCTTCTACTGTGAACATGATAGTCATTGAGTCTAGCTGTGATACATTCTCAAATAGAACCTCTGAGGTGACAGCAGGGACTACTTCAGGAATCACCAATAAAGGTAGAGCATTAGATTCATTTATACCATCAAGGACAGTTACATCATAAGTCACTGATCCGTCTAAGCTAGCAGTATTGACAGTAAGCTCAGTATCGCTAACGAAGGTAGGAGTGATGTTGAATGTGAATACTGGGCCTACGAACTTAACTTCAGAAGATACAGTAAAGCCGACACCTATTGTAGTCAGAGACTCACCAACGATTAAAGACGTTATGATGTTTCCACCACTATCTTTAAGTGATGTGAGTGATAGATCTGCCTCTAGAGTAAATGGTGTACTGCCAATGCCACTTGAGTTCTCAACATCAATAGAGTATACAGCAACAGGTGTACCTAATGGAATTTCAATATCAAATTCTGTCTCGCTTGTGTATCTGCTTGGGGTAATATCGGCCATTAGTTTAGCTCCACCGTTGGAAGGTTTGCGTATTCTGCAACTCTATTTTTAAAAGCTGGGTTTGTTGACCAATAGGGTTGACAAATCGTCCCATTAAAATAATGACTCTTACGAGATCCAATAAGAGGGGTTAGCGTCCCACCACCAGGCGCAAGCCCTGTTTCGGTATAGTAAACATGATTTGATTTTACATCTGTATCCACACAGAATGTCGGAACTCCAGAAATAAAAGAAAGCATTACATGATACCTTTGCCCGTCATTAAGCGCAAAATCTGCTTCATATCCAATGTTTTGTGCGGCCTGAATCGCATATATTCTGAGCTTTCCACCTGGAGTCACTTTGAAATTTAGATAAGCGGTATTCACATTGTCATCCCATAGACAAAAGAACGTGAGCTGACCCCCATTATCCACACGGGTAATAAACCCTGACCAAGTATGGTCCGCTGAAAATGGGATAGGATCTAGCTCTATTTCAGAATCGGTACCATTTCCTAGAAAAGCCTTTCCAATTATCCCATCAATTTGAACGGCTCCACCTTTCCATGCACTAGCGGGAGCATCGGGCGCAACTTGTGTCAAAAGATCTCTACCTGTGTAGTCATTGCGCTCAAAGATATTGGTGCCTGAAACAGTAACCGTGATGGGGAGGTCTCCCTCCGCACCAGAGTTAGGTGTAGCTGTTACAACTGGGATAGCCATTAGAGCGTAGAGAACTTAGTTGCTACAATGTAACCACGGTTAGAGGCTCCACTATAGAGTGCGCTATTAAATAACCCTAAAGAATTGACATATAATAAAACATTGCCTGAAGGATCTACGCTCCAACTTCCAGCTTCAGTCCCACCAAGTACAACGTCAAATGCTTGGATTCTGTCTGGGCCAGCGTCAGCTATGATGCCGATTGTAATAGAGTCAGGATATTGAACATCAGCAGGAAGCGTAACAGTTGTATTTGCAGTACCTGAGCCACTCACGTTCATATTCCAAGTACCAATTTCAATTCTACGAGTGATGTACCCTAAAGTCTCACTTGCGCCTTGAGCGATCTTAGCGCCAACGCTCTTGACATCTTCAATAGCAATACCAGCATCAGGAACTACTTCAGTGATAGTAGCAAGAGCAACTGTACCCACAGCAGTAATAGGTAACTTGGAGTCAATTAAGGCTTCAAATTGTACCTGTGTTGGGGTGTCACCTGTTTGGAAATACGTCTTTAGTGTTGCATCTGTCTGAATAGCCATCTTGTTACCTTACTGTGAAATCTGTTTCAATTATTAAATCACCGATGCCAGGAGTTGACCCATTCAACTCAATAGCATATTCCGAACTGTTCAACTGATCTGGAACATAGTCCACATTTGCAGTTGGAATTCCTGTACGATCTGCATCACTCGGCAACTTCATTATGTTGTCCAGAGGATTAGTTCGTGTTGCCCAAAAGGCTAAGTCACTAGCTAACTCTAATTGGTAGTCAGCTACTTTGTTGTCCTTAGATCTTGTAGGCCTATCTTGTACTCTAAATACTGTCTCTAGTCCTACGAGCTTAAACTCAGACTTGTTAGACTCTAGGCGTAAACGAATGCGCTTACCTAGAATGTTCTTATCAAAGGAAATGTCACTATCTAAATCTTCAGTAAAGAAGGAAGCAACCTCTACTGCATTGTCATCAGCATACCCACGAACTGTCAACTCTAAGTCACTCTGATATGAACCACTGCGCTCAAATGGACGTACATAAAAGTTCGTGTTAGAATGTAACACCCACAATGATTCACTAGATCCGATCATCTCTGCAAAGTCTGCTGTCCAACCAAAGTCCACATTTAGACTACCATAGCTGTCAACAGTGCGTCTGACAAATCTAGAGCCTGTAGGTCCATTGAAAGTTTCAATCTGATTGATAGAGCTAGTTGCTTCATCAATAGCCACAAGCATCATTAAGTTAGTATCAGCATCAATACCACGAGTAGCACCTGCAAACTTAGGAGGCATTGTCCAAGCTGAACCTGAATATGAACTCCAGCCAATACCAACGTCTTCCTCTAAGCCAAGTCTTAAGGTTTGCGTAAGACCTGTAGCAGAAATATCGTCACTATACCAAAGCAGATAAAATCCATCAGGATGATATACGCCAACAGCATCATTTGTAGCCTTCTTAATCTCAGATGCAACAGTTTGTTTAGCTCTGTCATTGCCCCAATTTGCACCGTCCCATACTCTTACAGTATAGTCAGAACATACAGCGATAAAACGACTCTGATCCATGAAGGAGACAGTGCCAGTGTTCTTAACGCCAACGTGTTCATCCACTAAAGTAGCAGGGTAAAGAGTAGACCACCCTGAAACATCATTAGATGAGATCTCAGAGTTTAACGTAGAGACCCTGTAAGTGGAAGTATTACAAAGGATAGTCAAGGCATCAGGACTTCTGAAGAGAGCTGTGACGCCATCATCTACCTGTTGGAACTGAGAGCCTGCAAAGAAATAACCTGCAAGTTCAGGAGCAGCCGCTACTTCTGAGTAGTAATAGATTGAATCACCCTCTGAAGCCGCAAAGATATAGCCTGTTGTGACTTCACCTACCGACCCATTAGGGATAGGTGTGTACCCATATCCGCTAAGAATTTCATTATTGACCCATAAGGAATCTGAAGTGGAAATATTGTTGTTAGTCGCTCCAACAATAAAAGTACCACTAATAGACATAGAGCCAATGCCCACCTGCCAAGATTCAGCTTGGTCAAAAGTATACGTTCCAACAAGGTTAAAGACGTAGGGCGCACCAATACCACCTTCTCCATAATTAGCAGTACGGTATATCTTAATACCTGTCCACTGGGTTGTGTATGTAGGGGAACCATCACTAATAGAAACTACGAAGTCAGTTCCAACGACCATAGATCCAACGCCTGCACCCACAGCATTCTGTTCTGAATCAGCATCAGTAGGAGCAGAAAAACCTTGTACGACAACAGTATTCTCTTCAATTGGAGAGTCACAGTTGACAGTAGTAACAGCAGGTGATTGACTACCTAAGTTCTCTAAGGAAACACCAGACTCAGCTACTAGAACTCCGTCCACTTCCCTGTAATATGTATATACGAAGTTGTAAGTATAAGGACCGCTAGATGAAGGATTATCGGTATTAACAACATTCAAAGATCCAATTGGGTTACTAGCATTCAACCTACGAAGCACTAAATCACCATCAGAGTTTACAAGCTCTAACAGTGTAATCTTGTCTTCTTGGAAGATCACTAGGTTCTTGCCATAAGCTCGCATTGTAGACCTAGCATCAACTAAGTCTGTTACGTTTGAACTCTCATTCCATGTCACTAAGTCAGAAGAGATATAAGCTCTGTCTGCTCTGTGTAGAATATAAAGAGAGTCTACTTGATGGAAGTATAAATTATGTACTTGTCCTCCACCTGGGAGATCAGCGATATGCTCTGTTCCTGCACGACCCTCTAAGTGAGTACGATAAGGTAAAGCATTGTCAAGTAAACATACCTGAGTCTCATTGATCTCACTACGAGGTAAGTCAAGGTTCTGTCCTGTTAAAAAGCCACTTTGCGCTCTACGGACTTCTCTGTCAGCTTGTTGCTGAGTCTTATATCTTAATCTGGAGGTCATACTGAGTAGAATTGTGTTGAAGATTTGCCAATAATTCGGTTCTTGGTAGAGTACTTAGACCATACGGCCATGTCATCTGCATAAATGCTTTCCCAATCACCACCATTGCCATATTCTTCTCTCACAAGTCTACGCATAACACCAGAATACAATACCTGAGTTCTATGAGCTAGAGGAATCGTCAATGCGTTTGCCTCTGTCTCTAGTTGTTCAGGCCATACATACTGTTCCATCTGATAGAAAGTAGTAGTAGCACCTGGATTTTGGTTTTCATTAAAAATAATCTTAGCAGTAACACCAGGCTCAGTTGAGTCCGTTAGAGTAACTACTGCATTAGAAATCTGGTCTCCTAAGTCGTCTGTGAAACCACTTAAGAAACCATTTCCTCTTACCATTCCATTGTAGCCATAACCATCATTAGGATTTTCCCTAGTGTATAGTCGTGATACTCTGCGAACATTAACAGGTAATTCGTATTCATAGATCCCATCAGTCGTAACTAGATAAGGATCAGGCTGTACACGGTTGAAGTTTGAATCGTCAACTAATAACTCATTCTGAATCTGATTAATCACATCAAGGATCTCTGTACGAGTCCTGTTGTTGTTAGCAGGGAATTTCCCAATGTATGTTACTAGTTGACTTGTATTCATTTTTAGCCTTCAATAATTTTAGCAATCAGCTCTACTTTTTTATCAGTAGGTAACGGCTTGATATTCTGTTTTACAGCGAGCTTCTTTAAGTCAGCCATTGTAAGTCTAGATAGTGCGTCTGCGGAAAGATCCGTTACGACAGGAGCGCCACGCATAACATCTACTAACTTCGCTTGTCCTGCATCTTGAAATTCAAAGAGTCCTGTTTTGATTAAACCATCAATAGCAGCAACATTGAATTCACACAACTTGACGATAGTTTGACCACCTTCAATGATTGCGTAAGAGCGGTAACTTTTAACTGAGCGAGTCTGATTTCCACGAGAAGTCTCAATAGTCTTAACCTCGTCAAACTCAAGCTCTACCATCATGTGATGGTTAATAGGGTGGTCAGCGTAAACACCTGTATATTCTAATGCAATTTCCATATTTGTTCCTTTTCATTGAACCTTAGTAAGAGAAAGAGAGGAGATTTCTCCCCCCTCTTAAATCTAGTTTAATTAGTGCCACAGAAGAGTAGCATAGATGACTTAGCCAACACAGAAGTGTCAGTCTGAGATCCACTTGGTAGATCATACTCACCAATACGCCAGCCCTTGGTACAGAATGCTCCGATACCTTTGTTCTTGTCGTAATCTTGAGATTCATCTTCGTAGTGAACTTCTTCCATAGTGTACTCAAAAAGCGCACCTTTACCGAGAAGCATCGCAACGTCAAAGACTGTGTTACCAGCAACAAAGCTACGTCCGTCAGTATCACCAGCGCCTTTGTAAGCGAAAGAGACTCCACCAGAAACAGTAACCATTGGAGAACGAGGATCTTCAATCATAAGAAGAGGACCGTACTCACCAATAACGTGTTTCAACAAACGGTTATTCATACCACGAACGTCACCATCTTTTAGTGTTTCGTAGAAGTTAGAAGTACCAGGTTGTAAGATGTAACGTTTCTGACGAGAAGGAACCATCAAGACCCAACGAGATTTTCCACCCATTTCAATAGACTCAATGTTACGCTCAAGCTGAATAGTCTGAATCAATTGGTCAAGGTTATCTTGAGACAAGCGGTTAGCAGCAGCAGGAGTAGCAGGTTTAGCATTAACAACGTTAGTAGTGTAAGTTGCAGGAGTTGCAGAGTAAGCAACAGGAGCAGCTACACCAGCATACATGATGTTTGCGTTTAAGCCTTGAGTAAGAGAAGTAGGAGCAACAGTAAGGTTTCCAGAGAAACGCTCACAGATAGCTTCACGCTTTAGTTTACCGTTAGTCTCTTTTCCCCAACGTGCAAGCTGTGGACGTACTTTTTCACGAATAGAGTAAGCATCCATCTCTTTAGCATCAATACCGTAAGTTTCAATGTTGATAGCGTTTGAGTAGTTGTTCGCATAAACAGTAAGTGAACGCATAGACTGAACGTCTTCGTTACCCATTTGTTGAGTGCGACCTTGTACACCAGCTCCAGAAAGTGCTTTTAGAGTAGTGATTGTTTTAGAGTAGTTACCAGTAGAGGCAGTTACTTTTGCAACAATAGACTCAGGAAGAGTTTTAGTTTCGTCAGTATTAACAACCAATGAAAGTGCTTCAAAGGGGTCATTCATTAGTACTTCGTCACGCAACTTAAGGTCGTGTGCGGTCAGTCGGGTATCGGCATTTGTTCTTAACATTCTATGTTCTTTCTATTTAAACGCCAAGGGCTTTCATGGCAAGCTCGTAGTTAGATCTTTCAGTAGGTGAGAATGAACTAGGGTCTTTCTTAGCAATGCTATGAATAAACGCTCCAGCTTGTTCTTCACTCATACCGTGAATCTCAGTCTTGTCAAAATTACCTTGGCCTGTTGGAGTAGACAAAGTTGGTGTCTGCCCCAGGATTTGTTGTTGTTTTAGTTGCAACGCAGCTTGTTCTAAAGTAGCTGATGTCGCAGGAGTAGCTTGAGTAGAATATCCACTCTTATGTAAAGCATATTCAAAATCATTGTACTGTTTCATGTCAGAGCCATTGGCCACCTGATAGATTTTAGTCAACTTTTGAATGTCTGAATCTGATACACCGTGAGCTTTTAAGGACTCTTCGGATTTGTTACCAAGATTAACCAAGTTGTTTAGTTCATCAAAAGGACGATCAGTCTTTAGCGAAGGAATGCTATTGATCTTTTCACCGATTGTAGAAACTCTACTGTTAGTTTTCTCTTGCTCTTGTCTGATCTCACGCTCTAATGCTTCGCTGTTGTCTCTTGCTTTAGCTTCATTTTCAGCCTTTAGCAATTTACCTTCTAGTTCTGCTGTCTTTGCGTATAACTTTTCAAGAGAGCCTTCATTATAAACATCTTCAACTTTACCCTGTGCTTGCGGTGTCTCTGCCATATCTGGTGAAGAGGACGGTGCGCTATAGCCGATTTCTTTGAA